CAACTTGGCTTGGCTTATGGAAGCAGCTTTCACAGGGTAAACGTAGACGACACATGGGGGCCAGCGCAAGCCTATGATGGGGCTTATGACAACACCATTAGTAAGTTAAATATATTAGATAATACGACTTACGTGAGCGACCCACCCACCGTCATGCTCCTACGCAACCTGCGCCGCTACGACCTGACCTACACCGCTGCTCAAACTAAAGTAGACGAGATGATGACTGGGAACTTCCATAACATGGCGGGGATAGAATATCCTAGAGATTCTATGCCTACCCAAACTACTGAGTTCTTGGACTTCATAGATGAAGCTATCGTAACCACAGGTAAAGGATTGAGTAATGATTACAGAGATGCTCTAGGATATGTACTAGGTTATACATCTGCTCAATCAAATAGTAAAGGACTAGCTGAACTATTCAAAGAGTACTTCGAGACCCTATGAAAATAGATAAGGATATCATACGACGAGCAGCTGAAGATGATCTCCTTACGTTCATCAAATTAATAGCTCCGCACAGAGTGTTGGGGCAGTGCCATAAAGACTTAATCAAGTGGATGACTAGGGACGACGCAAGAGACCACCAGATGTGTCTGCTCCCTAGGGATCACCAGAAGTCAACGATGGTAGCTTACAGGGTAGTGTGGGAGATCACACGAGACCCCACAGTAACAGTGTTGTATATCTCAGCCACTAGTGGGCTAGCTGAGAAGCAATTGAAGTTCATAAAGGACATTTTAGAACATCCTAAGTACCGTAGGTACTGGCCGGATATGATCCACCCTGAGGAGGGTAAGAGAGAGAAGTGGACTAACTCAGAGATCATCATAGATCACCCAGCTAGAAAACAAGAGGGAGTTAGAGACTCCACAGTATTTACAGCGGGGTTGACAACAGCAATTACAGGGCTACACTGTAACATAGCTGTACTAGATGATGTAGTAGTACACGAGAACGCTTACACTACTGATGGTAGAAATAAGGTAGAATCTCAGTACAGCCTGCTAGCTTCTATTGAAACTACAGATGCCCGTGAGTGGATAGTAGGAACTAGGTACCACCCTAAGGATCTGTACGGCACGCTCATCACAGTTACTCAAGACGTAGTAGACGAGGACGGAGAAGTAACAGACTCGGAAGCTGTGTATGAAGTGTGGCAGCAAGAAGTAGAGGATATGGGGGATGGCACAGGAGAGTACCTGTGGCCTAGGCAACAGAGAGGAGACGGCAAATGGTTTGGATTCAATCCAAGTATTCTAGCTACTAAGAGAGCTAAGTATTTAGATAGGACTCAATTCCGTGCTCAGTACTACAACAACCCAAACGATCCGGGTGATGAAGCCATTGGTTCAGAATACTTCCAGTATTACAATAGAGAATTTATCACCAAAAGGGACGGCGTATGGACCTATAATGGCAAGCCTCTGGCGGTGTTTGCGGCCATTGACTTCGCATTCTCCCTACGGACGACAGCAGACTTCACGGTACTCAGTGTGGTGGGAGTTGACTCAGACGGAAATATCTATGTGCTTGACATCAAGCGCAAGCGAACAAACAAGACAGCAGAATACTACGAGATGGTGAGAGAGGCAAACCTCAAGTGGGGATTTAAGAAGATCCGAGCAGAGGTAACAGCAGCTCAGTTCGTCATAGCAGAGCGTCTACGAGACGACATCAGGAAAGATGGTCTTCTACTCTCAGTGGATGACTTCCGTCCTACGAGAACTATGGGCACCAAAGAGGAGAGAATCCTCAACGCATTGAAGCCCCGGTACGAGAACCGGAGCATGTGGCACTACTACGGTGGCTTGTGTGAGGAACTAGAACAAGAACTAGTTCAATACCACCCAGCCTTTGATGACATTAAAGACGCATTGCAAAGCGTTATGGGGATACTTCGTATTCCTATCAAGCAGGGAAACCTGCGTAGAGAGAGCAATGTGGTATACAATACGCGTTGGGGCGGGGTTCAAGCATAAGTGGCTAGAGTATCCAAGAGAGTACAAGAGATAAACGGGTTCCTCCAACCAGAGGCACTAGCTAGTTTCGTAGTCAATAAGTACGTCACATGGCGGGGACTTCGAGATGGCTGGAACACTGACATGCTGGAGCTACGTAACTACATCTTCCAGACTGATACAACTCAGACTAGCAATAGTAAACTAGGGTGGAAGAATAAGACCAGCATCCCTAAGATTTGTCAGATAAGGGATAACTTGCACGCTAATTATTTAGCTGCTTTGTTCCCCCATGATGAATGGTTTACGTGGGAGGCAGCTACCCAAGAGGGAGCTACACGCGAGACAGCTAAGCTGATCGAGTCGTATATGAAGCAGAAGATCAGAGAGTCTGGATTTAAGACTGCTATCAGTGCAGCTCTGTATGATTACATCGACTATGGCAACGCATTCGCTGAAGTGACGTATGAGAACGAACAACACGTAACACCAGACGAAGTGCCAATAACTATTTACAATGGTCCCCGCGTACATCGTATCTCCCCTTACGATATCTACTTCGATCAGTCTGCTACGACCTTTAAGGACGCAGCTAAGATCACTAGAACAGTAGTTAGTATGGGGTCTTTACTAGCAGCCTCTGAGTCAGACCCCTCATTTGCTTGGGTAAAGGAAGCGTTGCAAGGGACTGTGAGAACCCGCACCGATCTCTCTGCCTACTCAGATTCAGACCTAGATAAGAGCGAGGGTTTTGTGATTGACGGGTTCGGATCACTGTCTAACTACTACAGTTCAGACATGGTAGAACTCCTAGAGTACGAGGGAGACACTTTTGATCTAGATGCAGGAACTGTGCAAACCAATCGTAGGATCATAGTAATAGACAGGCGGCTAGTAGTATCAGACGCTCCTATGGACTCATGGTTAGGGCGAACAAACAAAGAACACGTAGGTTGGAGAATCCGACCTGATAATCTAATGGCTATGGGGCCTCTAGATAATATAGTAGGGATGCAGTATAGACTGGATCACCTAGAGAATCTTAAGGCTGACGTATTCGATCAGATTGCTCACCCCGTTGTATATCAACGTGGTATGATCGAGGATTGGGACTGGGGTCCGGGATCTAGGATCTTTGGAGACGTAGATTCACACATAGAGGTACTCAGCCCAGATACTACTGCGTTGACTGCTGACTTCCAGAAGAACCAACTCATGCAAGACATGGAGCAACTTGTGGGAGCCCCACGAGAGGCTATGGGAATAAGAACACCCGGTGAGAAGACAGCATTCGAGGTCAATGAACTTCAGAACGCAGCTGGCCGGTTGTTCCAACAGAAGATTACGTACTTCGAGGAGCACTTCGTAGAGCCATTGCTTAACCAAATGTTAGAAGCTGCTCGAAGAAATATGAACGCAGTAGAGGTAGTTCAAGCCCTAGACGACGACTTCGCTATTGCGGAGTTCCTAAAGATAACTCCAGATACGCTCAACCAACGTGGTAAGTTGTATCCTGTAGGAGCTAGGCACTTCGCTAAACAAGCCCAGATAGTGCAGAACATGCTAGGGTTAGTGAATAGTGCTGCTTACCAAGATCCAGCAGTTAGTGTCCATATAAGTGGGCTGAAGATAGCACATCTGATGGAGGAACACCTAGGCTTAGAGTCATTTGAATTAGTACAAGAGAACATCAGAGTAGCTGAGCAACAGACTACACAGAAACTAATTACACAAACACAAGAAGAGGGTGTAAAGGATTTGGCTGATAGACAGTTAGCTGACGACCAAGAAGCCGCAGATAGAGGTCTGTAGCAGGAGATAAGATGAGACGTTTAATTGAATGGTACAAAGCCTTCAGACGAGGTGAAGAAAGAACAGCTCCCTATCCAATGACGGGCAGGGTTTACAAACGAGCGAGACCAATCGGAGCATTCAACACTTCTGTAGAGCCTACAGTAGAGATGACAGCTAGGATAATCAGAAAAGATGGGAGTATAGAGGAACTATAAATGGCAGACGTATTTACAGACGCTGGCGAAGATATCGTTGTAGATATCATGGACAGCACAGTAGCACAACCAACTTGGTATATAGGCTGGGGGACAGGGGCAGACACAGCCGATAAGACTGACACCACCCTATCGACAGAAGCAGCCGAAGCACGAGTGGCGGCTACTATGTCTCAACCAGCATCGAATCAGAATAGATTCGTAGCTACAATCACATCAGCATCGGGACAGACTATTACCAATGCTGGCGCATTGTCTGCGTCTACCAGTGGCACACTGTTGCTATTCTCAGACTTTACAGGCGTTGTACTAGCTAACGGCGACAAGATCGAATTTACTTTTACTTTGTCTTGGGCGTAGAGTAACTTAGTATGGCCCAGTTTCAATGGCCTATTTCTGACATCACCAACGGATTTGCCGCTGGCGGTTGGGATGAGGTCAATGACGGTGGCACGCCAGATGATGGGAACTACGCGTATACTGCTGACAACGTAGACGTTACCCTAGAGGTCTTGCTCACAGACTTGTCAGGCTCGACGCCAGTGGCTGGGACTTGCACAGT